ATTTCAACATATGCTGTGTTGTATTGTCTGTATCCGTTCTCCTTTACCGTACCGAACACATCATTTATTATTTTATCCTGCCACGGCAGCAATTCAAAAGGCACACCCCGCCATTTGCCTTTTGTATGTTTAAGTGCATTTATAAATGTAACTGCACGTTTTGCTTTATTTTCATCATACATTACTTTTTCTCTCCGCCTAATGAAAGAAGCTGTTCCATAGCGTCATCACTGCTGTCATTGCCTTTGTCTGTTACAATTCTTGACCTTGACGCAGGAGTAAGACCGAACTGTTCACAGAACTTGCTCATCTGTTTCATATACTGCTGAGCAATAGATACCTGCGGCACTTGCTGCCAATATCCGCTCGGAGTTTTGACAATAGCACCGTGTCTTGATATAAATTCTTCTGCCTCTTTCCAACGTGCATAAGCTTGGCAATATCCCGCAAAAGCCGCCATATCAACTTCTGTTAGAATACCGAGCTGTTCCATCTGTTTTGCAAGACGTCTCCATTCCTTTTTCGCATCATCTTCAAGCCATTTCGGACAAGACGGTGCACGAGCCACAGGTTTCGGCTCATTTGCGTTTAACTGCCTCTTGCCCGGATTACCCTCAAGCTGTTTTACCGCCGTTGGTTTCGGCTTTCTGCCCCTCTGTGCCAAGCGTATCACCTCCATTCGTATAAATTTCTTGCCATTAAAAATTTTCATACAAAAAACCGCCATTTAAGGCGGTTTAAAAATTGTATTTTCTTATTTTTCTGTAATCATAATCTCATATTCATAGCTGTTTAGTTCAAAAAGGTCAACTACTTTCCATAAATCATATTGGTCAGGAATATCTTTAACTGTTCCGCAGAAATAAACGTCTGTACGTTTTTCATTAACCAATTTTATTGTTGCGTTTCGGTTGATAAGGCTGTAAAGTTTCTTTAATTTTAGCATTTTGTTTTCCTCCGTTTTCTCGGTCTGTTTATCTTTTTGTTGTACACATATTACCGTTATGTGAGGACTTTATCAATACCATTACTATACAAAAAATACAGCCTTTATTTGTGTATATACTACCCTCGTATTCCCTTAAAGTTATAGTTTCCCTTGCGAATTTCTGCAATGTCGGCGTCTTGTGCCTTTTTGTATTCCGAATCGGTACATTCTTTTTTCTTGCAGTCCATACAGATACATTCGCTATTAAACATACTTTGAATTCGACCGTCTTTTAAAGACTTTCCGCATCGGTCACAGTTTTTCTGTGTAAAAAAATTATCCATCTCAATTCACCTCCGCCATACAGCGTTCAAATGCCGTCTTTAATTCCTCCACGGGCATACCGTTAGATTTATACCCGCGTTCTATTCCTCCGTAATAATACTCTGTCGGTGTCTGCATCTTTTGACAGTATTTATCGTCCATAACATAGAACATCGCTTCAATCGTATCTTCGCCGTTATCAATTTCCACAGAAATATTCTGCTTGATATAAAAGCTCGGATAACCCTCATAATGGTCAAGTGTCTTTTTGCACTGTTCTGTAATAACCCAAAGCAGAACAGGCACTCGGTCTCCTTCAGATTTTTCAATGTTGGCAAAGCCTCCGCTCCTGAATGTGAGCCGATAGCCGTTTATGTACCCCACCTTGTACACTTCAGCATGCGGACATCTATACGCCATCTGTTCCAAATTAATGTTTGAGCCGTATGCTCCGTAGATTTTTGTTTTCATAATATTTCGTCCTTTCTGAGCGGTTGATTTTTGTAATACCGCTTCTACTGCCATAAGGACGGCTTAAACCGTCCGTTGGCTGTAACTGTTTCAGAATTATTTGTCTTTCTCTCTCATACTGCGGTGTATAATTTCAAGTATTTCATTCTGCTCCTCTTTACCTACACCGATATTTTCAAGAGCCTCATGTATTCCGCAGTCAGGACAAATCATTGTTTTGTTATCTGCTCTTGATAATGCTGGTCTGCCCGTGTATTCCTGTCCGCATTTAGGACATATGGCTGTTTTTATATCTTCATACTTCTTCATATCATTGTCTCCTTTTTGCTTTCGTCAATAGCGTGTAACAACTGTTTTGAATCAAATCCGAAGTTTCTGTATCCCCAAAGACAAGTCATAACATAACTCATTGACGGAACACCGCTCGGTCTGTTTTCGTCCAATATATATGCAAATGCTGTGCGTTCACGTTTTTTGCCCGTCTTAATTCCTGTTACCGTTACTTGAAATTCCTTTTTATAATAATATTTCGGATACCCCTCGTAGCGGTCAAGCGACCGTTCGCCCTCTGTTGTCAACTGCCACACGGCAACAGGGACTTCCGCACCTTGTTTCGGTTCAACGGTCAGATAAGAGCCCGTTTTGCTTTTCTTGAACATCAGCTTGTAATTCTCTATAACCGCAGTTCCCATAAGCCGTGCCGACGGACAGCGATACCGCATTTGCGGTGTGTAAAGGTTACTGCCGTAAGCTAAGTAATACCGTTTCATTATTATCATATCCTTTCCGAAGGAAACACCCTTCTACCACCTTAAGACCGCCAAATGCGGTCACAGTTTTAAGGTTATAGGAGGCTGTTTTCTTCGGTTATGCCATTCTGCCATTTCTGAATGATGCATCTCCGTCAAGGTGTTTTGTAAGGATTTCTCTCGCCGTTGCAAATTCTTCACCGATAAATCCAAGTCTTAAAAGCCATGTTCTCATTGCGTATTTAGGATTTTCAGTCTGCTGTGGTTTCGGACTTGCTGACTTTAGTGTTTTTGCCATCTGACTGAGTGCAAGGCAAAGCTGAATGTAGCTTTTTAACTGTCCTGCGTGTAAGCCGTTTTGTTTTCCGTTGGACGGTGCATCGAATTGAAAAAGTCTGAATTCAACCGTTCCTTTTGTAAAAGTTGCGTGTAGATTCAGCATATGGTATCTGCTGTCGTTGTAATGCTGTGTTCTGCCGTAGTTTGCACCGTTTGATGTGTACCAAATATCCGCTAATTCCGACATTGTTCTTGGCTTTCTTCTGTTAAGGTTATCAAGAAATTTCGGACTTACCATTCTGCAGTAATTGTTTATTCTGCTCTGTGAAATATTTAATGCACTTGCTATGAGGCTTTCGTGGCTTGCCATTATGTTTGCAAGATTTCTAAGTGTCTGTGCTGTGTGTCCGTTAGCACCGATATGAATATGTACACCGCATCCTCGTGTTGCATCGCTTTTGGCTTTCGCTTTTCTAAGTCTTCTTATAAGTTCCTGCAAAAGCGGAATATCTTCGTATTTAAGAATCGGCGTTACCAATTCGCATTTCTCACTGTCAACCCCTGCAATGCTTACATCCCTTTGGAATTTCCACTCTCTGCCCTCTGTGTCCCAAGCTGACCAAGTATAATAACCGTTTCTGTCTGCTGTATATTTGTATCTGCCTGTTCCGAAATAGTCTGCGGCTATTCTCGCAGCATTTTCTCTTGTGATGTTGTTCATTTCAACCTCAACACCGATGGTCTGTCTTTTCATTTCCTCAATCTGAATTCTTGTTTTCTCGTTCATTGTATTTCCTCCGTTTTTTAGGCTTTCTGCCCTTTTCTTGTAACACATATTACCGTCATACGGAGATTATATCAATACGATTAGTACACAATAATATACACTGTAATTTGTGTACATTACGGCTGTGGATTGAGTTTGTGTTTATTTTTCTTACTTACATCGCTCCGGTCCGCCGTAGCGAAATGCACCGTCACCGCTGAGATTTCTCATCAGTTCTTTACGGAGCGGTTTATATTCCATACCTGATAAACCGATACGATTTAAGAATGTACGCATTGCAAATTTTTCGTTGTCAACCGGCTTATCCTTTGTATTCACTCTTACAGCTTTTTCTGCCATTTGGTAAAGGGCTTTGAAAAGTGATATATAAAGTCCAAGCTTTTCATTTGGAATTACGCTGTCAAACCAGTCAAACCATATTTCATCCTTGTTCCATTCAACTTTCAGTTCCTTATCCGTACCGACTGCTTTTTGAAACAAGGTCATTTTACCCGCAATAATCGCTTTGAGATTTGCAATGATTTTATCGTTACAAGGTTTATCGGATAATTTTGAAATCGGCAGTCCGATTGAACAGCCTATTGTTTCACTTTCAAAATCTTTATTTGTGTCTGAAATATCAACATTTTTGTCATTCTCGGTTTCATATCCGCACTCATACAGCTTTTCAAGTAAATGCTCAACCTTATCATTGTCGGTGTCGCTTGAAATTTTAAGTGTTCCGTCACTCGTAACTGTACAGTCGTCGCCAATTTGATAAGCAAACGACGGTGCTCCAAGATATTTAGACTTTTCTCCGATTATATTGCTAACTGCTTTTACGAGAGCCTTTCTTTCCGTTCCTGTCAGATTATATTTAATCTCCATTACGGTAATCCTCCTTTATTTTTTTGTTAAGCACATATTACCGTCATGCAGAAAATATATCAAGGTGTATAGTACACAATATTACATTACAGAATTTGTGAGTTCAGCATAGTGAGCAATTCCGTTCAATACATAGAACACGCACGGAAGTGCAACACCATTTCCCCACATCGTATATTCCGCACTGTCGGAATGAGGATTTTTAAGCCATTTTATAATCTGATTTCTTGTTTTCGGTTTTGTACTTTTACAAAGTGCTTTTCTGTGATTTTCAAAAATGTCCGACCATTTCTGAATTTCTTCTTCCGTAGGATTTTCTGTTTCCAGACCGTCACACCACCATATAGGGAATCCTTGCAGCAGAGCACATTCCTTAGGTGTCAGACGTCTTACTATATATTCCGTACCGTTTGTATCATTTACAAGCGGAGGGTCTTTGTAATCGCTTGCAACAAGTGTATTTGCACATTCTTTTTCGGCACTTGTAAAAAATGATGCCTTGCTTGCCGAATATGCAGGTTCAGCTACCGCTCCCGGACCTTTTGCCACCATTGTCGGCTGTTTCTCTTTTTCTATTGCAAAATTATATAACGCATTTTGTCCTTGATTAAATGCAGCACGGTCAATTCCGTATGCAACTGCATGTCGGTCAACTGTATTTAATGTAAATGATGTATCCTGATTAAATCCGCTGCCGTTTGGTCCGTTTTTCTCCTTACGTCCAATCATTGAACCCTGTAATGCAACAACAGCCATACCTCCTTGATTAGATGACGGATTTACACCTCCGCAATCAATGGTACGAGAAGTATCTGCCGCATATATTCCGCTGTTCGGATTGTCAGACTTCATCGAATTGCTGTCGTTTGAACATATCCCGTACACTTTCGGTTCAAATAAGGTCTGGTCATTATTACAGCTTAATGTTGCCGACTTATTTTCTTGTATCAATGCACCTTTACCGCCGCCGTCACATCCGCATCTGATTTTTAAAGTTTTCGGTGTATGCACAACAAACGGCTGATTATTACCGCCCGTTCCGAAAGTTGCAAGCACTGTCTGTGATACTTCCAACGGACCTATATATCTTGTATCTTGAGAGTGATTTTCAAACATTACACACGGCGGATGATGTGCCTGTGCTCTCAATGTAGTTGTTTTGTCTTGCGTCACATCTATACGTTCTCCGCCTTGATCGTTTAAACATATTGTGCCTGTTTCTCCAATGCCCGTTTCAGCAGTTCCGGCAGTTCCTTGCCACGAGCAGAGGCTCTTCTTAAAATTCCCGAACACGCTCTCTGACTCAAATAATACTTTTCCGGCACATTTTCCTGCAAAATCTGCGACAAGAAAGATTCTTCTGCGTCTTTGAGGGACTCCGAAGTATTGCGCATCGAGTATTCGATAGGCAACGGAATAATCATTTCCCACAATTTCTCCTGCGGTTGTCCATTTCTTCTCAGGCATAGGAATATGTACGGTTTCATCTTTGATTTTGCAGATTTCTTCAAGGACTGTCCTAAAATCCTGTCCTTTTGAGCTTGACATTGCTCCCGGCACATTCTCCCACACAATCCATCTCGGATATTCTCCATTTGTATTCTCCCTCATTTCCTTTATAACCCGAATCGCCTCAAAAAACATTGATGATTTTTCACCGTTTAACCCTTCACGTTTTCCCGCCAAAGACAAGTTTTGACAAGGGCTCCCGAATGTAATTATATCAACAGGCTCAATCTTTCCGCCGTTCATTTTTGAAATATCCCCGTAGTGTTTCATCTGCGGTATACGTTTTGTAGTAACCCGAATAGGAAACGGTTCGATTTCGCTCGCCCATATAGGCG